TAGTTGCGGCTTTACTACGAACATATGCGATTGCGGTGCTCGGCTCCATCTCTCGCTCCATATCTTCTGCCATTTCATCCAACACCTTCGCACACGCCTCACGCTCGTCAGCGCGGACAATCTCGGCAAAGCGTTCAAGGGTTTTTTCCGAAGGTCCAAAATAGACATCTCCCGCCGACCAAACCTCACGCGCCATCTCAATCACTGTTTTCATGCTTGCTCCCATTGCTGGCTGTGCTGCGGGTGGGGTGGTGTATTTGATTGCGGCATTCCACGATCTATGGCAACCCTCTTTGAAGTCTTCATTACCCCAATGCGCGTTGTCGTACCAGTCAAAAAACGCAGGTGCTGAACGGGCTTGCTTGATGGCGGTGATGGCTTTTTCCTTGTGCTCTCTGGCTTCTTGATATTTTCCCCATGTTGCAAACATTGCTGGCGAAACAATGCTGTTCTCCAACGCCTCCAGCGCCAAGTCGAGTGCTTCGTCTTTGGTCATAGCTTTCTCCTTGCTTTGCATTTGTCCTGCTCCGGTTGTGCCAACTCTTGGCAGTCTGTTGGGTTGTTTGTCCTCGGTGCGTACAGCAGCACCAGCACAGCAGCCACAGCCCAGATGGCGATGGCAATGTAGGTGTAGATGTGGGTCTTCATGCGTTCCTCGCACGTAATTCAGCGTCGATGACTCTGGCGTCGTTGTACGCATCGCTCTTCGTAACCGCAGACAGGGGCAGCGCGTCCACTTCGGCGTCTGTCAGGCTACGCCAACTTTTCGTTAGCATCTCGGCAGTGGTGAACCGGTGCATGTTGGCGCACAGGTAGCGGCGGCGGCGAGTGCCGTCCGAGCGCATACGGCTGTCGATGACTTCGGTGAACGTGCCGCAGGTAGGGCACTTCATTTTGATTTCTCCGCTGGCGGAGGCGTCATCTTCTCGGACGGTGGGGTCCAGCCCCACTTGCGCCAGGTGGCCTGAACGTCAGCCCCGCTGGTCCACTTGAAATCTTTGTTTGGTACTGATGGGTAGACTGTCATTTTTTGATCCTTCGATTACTAAGTGCCGGTAGGCACGGATTGCCGTCTTCAAGTCTGCTCGCAAACTCTTGATCAGCTCTTCTTGCTCAGACAGCGCCTTGGCGCAGTCGCGGGCAAACTTTGCGGTGTTGTGCGCTTCCCACGCCTCAAACCGACTCATGCTTTGGTGGCCAGCGCCAGCAGCTCGGCCCTCTCTCTGGCCACGCGCAGCGTGTTGTAGCGCTGGTGCAGGCGTTCGATGATCTTGACGCGGCGAGCGCCTGCCATCTCAGCGTCCAGCAGCGCCTTGAGGTCTGTCTCCGGCAGGGAGGTCAGCACGTCGTTAAGACTTCGCCATGTGTATGTCAATTTTGCTCTCCAGTTCGTTAATCAGTTTGGTCGTGCGGTTGTGCGAGCGCTGGGCTGCGTTGAGCTGCCGCGTCTTGTGCCGCAGCTCAGACTTGGCCGCTCGCAGTTTGGCTTTCCATTGGTCGATTCGTTTCATTTCAGGGCCTCCAAGGCGATTTGAGAAAGGGATAGCTTGTCGTGCAGTGAGCGCCAGATTTTCTCATCGACGGTCTTGTCGGTCAGAAATACGTAGCACCACACGTCATGCCGCTGGCCGCCACGATGCAAGCGCCCGACGGTTTGTTCGTACAACTCGAGCGACCAGGGCAGGGACAGGAAAACGATGTGGCGTCCTCCGTGTTGCAGGTTGAGGCCGTGCCCTGCTGACTTGGGGTGGACGGCGAGAAGCGCGACCTCCCCCCGGTTCCAGCGCTCGATGGCACCATCGTCGTCGAGCGTCGTGAGATGCTTGAATCGGCGCTTGAGTTCAGCAAGCTCTTCTTGGTATTGGTAAACCAGTAGGGTATTGGCATGTTGGTTCTCGTCGAGCAGTTCTTCAAGGCGGTCAAACTTGTGCGCGGATAGCCAGATCGGACCGTTGTCGGAGTACAGGAACCCGGACGACATCTGCTGCAACTTCTGCGTGACGACAGCAGCGTTGACCGCCACCACGTCGTCCAGCACGAAGTCTTTCTTCATCTTGTTGTAGTCAGCCATGTCCATCTTGCAGCTCACCTCAACCGTGTGCAGAGGCGGCAGCTTGTCTTTGTACTCGCCTGGCTCGAGCACGAACGTCGCGGGCTTGATGCGCTGCATGACCAACTCCAGCGAGCCGGCGCGCGGCTTCCAGTCACCGTATTCTTTGTTGATCAGCGTGAAGTACTGCTGCATGAACGCGCCCTTGGCGCGGCCCAGCAGCGATTGATCGACGATCTTGCACTGGCCGAAGACATCCTCCAAGCCGTTGCTGGTGAAGCTGCCGGTCAAGCCCCAGCGCACAGTAATCGGGTCCATGACTTTGAGCAGCGCCTTGAACCTGGTGCCGGACGGGTTCTTCAGCTTGGTCAGCTCGTCGAACACGATCGCGTCGAAGTTCAGCTTCTGCTCGGCCAGCCACTGGATGTTGTCGTAGTTGGTCACCACGATGCGGGCGTTGCTCTTGAGCGCCGCCAGCCGCTCCTTGGGCGTGCCCACGGCGACGGCAATCGAGGCCATCGGTGCCCACTTCGGCTGCTCGACTGGCCAGACATCAGTACAGACGCGCTTGGGTGCCAGCACGAGGAAGCGCTTGACGTGCTCGTCGCGCAGCATCTCCCACATGGCCGTGAGCGTGATGGCTGTCTTGCCAGCGCCCACCGGAGCCAGGATCATGGCGCGGTCGTGCTCGTACAAGAAGTCAGCCGCTGTCTCTTGGTAGTCACGCAGTTTCATTGAGTTCAATCAGCAGCTCAAGATAGTGGATCGCCTTCTTCAGATCAGCGACGCCGTTCTTGTCACGCCAGCGGGTGACGTACTTCACGACGTTGCCCTCGCAAAAGCCCAGCTCGTTGGCGTGGATGTAGATGATGGGCTGGATGCCCTTGTCGCGGTAATGCGAGCCGCCGACCTGTTTGTTCAGCGCAGATGTTGCGATCATGCGCTCCAGTTCTTCTTCCTCTTCAGGCGTCATCTCAAGCGTTATCGGTAAGCCAGTCATTGATCTGCTCCTTGTTCCATAAACACACATATTTCTGATTCATCTTGGCCATGTCGCTGGCAAAGACCTTCTGCAACTCCGACAGCCTGCCGCCCTCGGTCTTGACCTCTACGAACCAGGTCTGGCCGTTAGGCAGACACACGATCCGATCGGCCACGCCGCGATGCGCAGGGCTGGTGAACTTGTACGCCCGACCGCCCAGCTCTTTGACGCGCTTGACGAGGTGGGCTTCGACTTGCTTCTCAAGCACGATGCTTAAACTCCTCTGCGGTCACAAGGCCGTTAGGCTCCAGTTGGACCAGGATTGTTTTTGCATAGCTGACAATGGCCACTTGGCTCGGGTTGTGCCCATGCTGCAAGCAGTATTCGCGCAAGGCGTTTTGCAGTTCTGCAAGTGTAATTTCGACGGTGTGTGTTTTCATAGCCCGAATAATACATGAAAAAAAGATTTGCACAACAATATTTTTGTGTGTTATGATCGCTTCACCCAATTTCGGGTATCCACTAAAGGACAGTCAAATGAACCACACTTTGCTCCCCCAGTATCTTCAAGATCAACTCAAGGCTGCCGCTGCCACTGAGCGCTTGGACATGGTAGACGCCGCTATCAACACCGTGCGTCGCCAAGTCCCTGAGAAATTCCACACAGATGCAAGCCTTAAAACCCGCGTGTTCTTTGATGAACCACGAGGCCATTACGTTGGTACGTTCATCAAACCAGCGCCTTCGCGCATTTAAGGAGAACTGCCATGAAGATAGAGTTCACCCGCGCCGAGATTGAGCGCATCATCTTGGCTCACGCCAACGTCATCGCACCCTACGAGCAGTTCAACCACATTGAGCCATGCGGCTACCGCACAATGCCCGACACCTTCACGGTCAGCACGAAAGAAGACGAAGATGCAGCACAGTAACATCGTCGGCGGCTCGACCGCCAAGCGCGTCATCAACTGTCCTGGCTCTGTGGCGCTGGTGCAGAAGATGCCCCCAAAGCCCAGCAGCAAGTACGCCGACGAAGGCACGCTGCTGCACGACACCATCGCCGAGCACTTGGCAACGCTGAAACCCTTGGAGACTTTCCTCGGCAAGAAGTACCAAGACCAAGTGCTCACACAAGACCTGATCGACGACAAGCTGGTGCCCGCACTGGCTGCGCTCGATGAGATCGACCCCAAGCAGGAGATGTCCTATGAAGTTGAAACTCGTGTTGGCTTTGGCAGCCTTCTGCCTGGCGTCTTTGGAAGCACTGATTTTGTGGGTCGCTTGGGCAATCGCGCTGTCGTTCTAGATTGGAAGTTCGGCGACGGCGTGGCCGTGACAGCCGAAGAGAACGAGCAGCTCATGTTCTACGCAGCCGCCGCGATGCGAACCGATGCACTGAAGTGGGCCTTCGAGGGCGCAACAGAGATCGAGTGCGTGATCGTGCAGCCGCCAATGATCCGCCGCTGGGTGACAACACCAGAGCGCATCGCACAGTTTGAGCACCAGCTCGTCAAGGCCGTCAAAGCAGCCGAGCAGCCTGACGCTGGTCTCAAAGCTGGCGACCACTGCCGCTGGTGCGCAGCCAAGCCCGTGTGCCCGCAGATGACCGGCGCTGTGGACCGCGCACTGCAAGTGCAGTTGAAAGAGATCGACGCCGCTACGCTGGGCCAGTATCTGAAAAACGCTGATGTCCTAGAGGGCTGGATCACAGACCTGCGGGCGCTGGCGTTTCAGTTGCTTGAGAAGAACATCCCCGTGCCAGGCTATAAGATTGTCCAAAAGCAAGCGCGTCGTCAGTGGGTTGACGAAGCCAAGGCAGCGACCATGCTGACAGACGCAGGCGTCGCGGCCTACAAAGAACCCGAGGTGATCTCTCCAGCCCAAGCGGAGAAGGCCCTCAAGAAGAGCAAGTTGACACTGCCTGACGATCTCGTCAAGTCGGTGTCATCCGGCACAACACTGGCAAGCGAGGATGACTCCCGCCCAGCAGTGTTGCAACTCGGCGACCT